CGCCCCCGCCCCGCGTTGCGGCATGTGCCCCGGTGACGCGATGCTGTACTTCATCGAGACCGCCGAAGAGAACCAGACCTTCGCGTGCCTCGCGCACGCCGGCGCCATCGCCTACTCCGCCGCCGTCGCCTCGACCGCCGACCCCACAATCACCGCCTCCGAGCGAGGCGCGGACGACCGTCGCTGGCGGCAACCGCGCCGATAACCCACCGGCCGCACCGCCCCCCCAAGCTGCCCCACTGGCCCACCCTCACCCCCTGGTACGCCCCGGGTGAAGGTGGGCCATTGCTTACCCTGAGCAGCACAAAGCAGCACCAAAAGGGGCGTCATGACCAATACAGCCACGTACCTTCGCACAGCCGACATTCCCCTGTCGGACCTGTCGCCGTTCCCCGGGAACGCCAAGGTCGGCGACATCGACGCGATCCGCGCCAGCGTCCGCCGCTCCGGCCAATACCGCTCTCTGGTCGTCCGCGAGACCGACGACGCCCTCGTGATTCTGGCCGGTTGGCACACCAGCCGCGCCCTGGTCGCCGAAGGCCACGCCTCGGCCCGGTGCGAGGTGATCGCGTGCGACGACGACACCGCCCGCGCGATCAACCTTGCGGACAACCGCACCGGCGAGCTCGGCGGGTTCGATGACGACGCGTTGGCCGCGCTGCTCGCCGCCGCCCAGGACGCCAACGACCTGTCCGGCACCGGCTACGACGACCACGACTTGGACGAGCTGCTGCGCGTCACCGGCCAGCTGGCCGACGAAACGAACACCTTCCTGGCTCCATTCATCGCCCCGGCCCAAGAACCGGCCCCTTCCGCCCCCGGCACTCCGCCTCCAGTGTCCAACCCGTTCCCCGCCCCGGGCGCGCCCCAGACCTCGCCTGCGGCCCCGAGGGCGGACACCACGGACACCGCCGCGGACACCGACGGACAGGCGGACAGCACGAACACGGACACCGCGGCGGACACCCCGGGCACCGGCGCGGACACGTCCGCCTCCGTCCCGAATCCGATCCACACCGGCCCCGACCCGTACCAAGGCCCCGGCGCCCCGGCACCCGCCGGCCAGCCCCCGGCACTGCCGGAAGGCCCCCAGATGGTGCCAGTCCAGTGGGTAGTGACGGTTGACCAGCGCGCGGCGATCCGCTCGGCCCTCAAGCTCGCCCAGCACACCCACTCCCTGGACAACGCGTCGGCCGCGCTCACCACCATCGCCCAGCACTACCTGGACACCGTCACCGAGGCAGCCGCATGACGGCCCTGGGCAGGAAGCAGAACCTCGCAGACCCCGCGCCTTGGCTCGCCGCCCGCGTCCGAGCCGGCAAGGTCTGGCCGGCCCCCGCCCTGGACGACCTGGTCGACCGCACCGTGGCCGAGATCCGCGCCACCACCCGCGGCAAGCGGGCCGCGTACGCGTGGTCAGGAGGCAAGGACTCCATCGCCCTGGGGTGGCTGTGCGAAGCCGCCGGGATCACCGATTGCGTGCTGGCGATCTCCGACCTCGAGTTCCCCGCGTTCCTCACGTGGGTCACCGACCACATGCCCGACGGCCTGACGGTCATCAACACCGGCCCCGATCTGGCGTGGCTGCGCGAGCACCCCGACATGCTGTTCCCCCAAGGCGCCAAGGGACCGCGGTGGTTCACCCTGGTCAACCACAAGGGACAGCGCGCCTACTACGACGCCCACCGCCTGGACATCCTCCTACTCGGCAGAAGGCACGCGGACGGCAACTACACCGGCCCCCGCGGGCAAACCCTCTACACCAACCGCCACGGCACCACCCGCTACAGCCCCCTCGCGCACTGGTCCCACGAGGCCGTGTTCGCCCTGATCGACCGCGAGCACCTGCCCATGCCGCCGTGCTACGACTGGCCGCGCGGCTACCAGGTCGGCACCGGCTCGTGGCCCGCCCGCCAGTGGACCCGCGACGTCGACCACGGCTTCACCGAGGTGTGGGAGATCGACCCCGACGTGATCCGCACCGCCGCCCTGCAGCTGCCCGCCGCCGCGGACTGGCTCGCCCGCACCGGCAGGACGTGACCGCTCGGTGTGTGGACTGTTCGCCTACCGCGGCCCCGCCGCCCCCGACCCCGACCTGCTCGTGTCCGCCGCCCGCGCCGCCGCCGCACGCGGACCCCACGGCCACGGATGGGCCACCCCCACCGGCCCCGTGCACCGCGCCCTCGGCCCCCTGGATGCCGAGCAGCTGCGCCCCGTCACCGCCCCCGCTGTGATCGGTCACGCTCGCCTGGCCACCCGAGGCGACTCCCGCGACCTGGCCGGCGTCCAACCCGCCGAAGCCAACGGCCACCTGCTCGCCCACAACGGCACCATCCGCAACCACACCACGTGGGCACCCGACGCCGCCTCCGACACCGTCGCCCTGGCGGCCGCGTACGCCGCCCACCGCACACCCACCATCGGCCCCCCAGAGGCGTTGTGCGCCGCCCTGGCGCCCGCCGACACCCCCGCGTGGGCGCTGCTCGTCCTCGACGCCGAAGGCCCCCTCCTGGCTTCGCGCAACGGGCTGCCGCTGTGGCGACTGGACCACACCACCGGCGTGTACTTCGCCTCGCGCCGCTTCCACCCCGACGCACGCCCCCTACCCGACAACACCATGCACCTGGAGGCGACGTGACCGACACCCACGTCCGCAAGACCCTCGACCGCATCCCCGTCGCCACCGACGTCTACACCCTTGCATGCGAGCGCACCGCCTACCTGATGGACAACCACGACCGCATCGCCGTCCTGTTCTCCGGCGGCAAGGACTCCACCGCAGTCCTCAACGTCGCCTTGGCCGTCGCCCACTCCGACCCCCGGTACGAGCGGCACCTGCCGCTGCGCGTCATCCACTACGACGAGGAAGCCATCCCGTACGAGACCGAGGACTACGTCCGCCGCATCTTCAACCGACCCGACGTCGCCGGCGAGTGGCTGTGCCTGCCCGTCCAGCACCGCAACGCGTGCTCGCGCACCTCGCCCCACTGGTGGCCGTGGGCCCCCGAAGCCCGCGACCTGTGGTGCCGGCCGATGCCCCCCGAGGCAATCACCACCCTGCCCGGGTTCCCGATCGACCCGCCCGAAGCCCGCCTGACCATCCCCAACATGTCCGGGCTACTCGCCCCGCCCCCGCACACCACCGCGCTGCTCATGGGCATCCGCGCCCAAGAGTCCGTCACCCGGCTCCGCGCAGTCATCAAGAAGACCGTCGACAACTACCTGATCTACGACAGCGGCTCGGCCACCAACGCAGGAAACGTGTGGAAGGCATACCCCATCTACGACTGGCGCACCGAGGACGTGTGGGCCGCCCCAGCCCTCCACGGCTGGGACTACAACCGCGCCTATGACCTGCTGGAAATGGTCGGCATCAGCCCCGGCATGCAGCGCTGCTCACCCGCCTTCGGCGAGGAGCCGTTGCAGAAGATCCACACCTACGCCCAGTGCTTCCCCGACGTGTGGGCCCGCATGGTCGACCGCGTCCCCGGCGTCGGCGCCGCCGCCCGCTACGCCCTCACCGAGCTGTACGCCTACCGCGACCGCCCCACCAAGCCGCCGGGCATGACCTGGCCCGAGTGGTGCGCCCACTACCTTGCCCAGTTCCGCCCGCGCGAACAGCACAAGATCGCCGACCGCCTCCGCACCCTGATCGAGACGCACTACCGCAAGACCACCCACCCCATCGCCGTGCGCCGCCCGCACCCGCTGACCGGCTTCAGCTGGTCGTTCCTGTTCACCATCGCCATGCGCGGCGACCTCAAGGGCCGCAAGCAGCAAGCCACCACCGTCGCCGGCCGCGAGCCCGCCGCACTGTGGGCCGCGTACGCCGACGACCTCGCCGAATCGATCGCCGACGGCACCACCGCCGAACTCGCCTACCCCCGCAAGTTCCCCACCGACCCGTACGCGCTCATCCCCGACCGATACAAGGACCCCGCATGAGCCCCACCCCCACGACCAAGACCGTCAAGGCCGGCAAGAAGGCCGCCACGCGCCCGTCTGCGCCCGCGCCGGCCGCGCCCGGCCCATTCGACGCACAGCCCATCTCGCACGTCATGTGGCTGCCTCGCACCGCCCTGTCCGGCAACGCCTGGAACCCCAACCGCCAGGCCCCACCGGAGAACCAGCTGCTCAAGACGTCGATCATCGAGAACGGGTGGACACAGCCCGTCGTCGCCCGCGACCACGGCACCACGATCGAGATCGTGGACGGCTACCACCGCTGGGCATCCACCGAAGACCCCGCCGTCGGCTCGCTCACCGATAACCACGTGCCCGTCGTCGTCCTGCCTCCGACCGACGAGGCGACCGCCCGCATGGCCACCATTCGCCATAACCGCGCCCGCGGCACGCACCACGTCCTCGGCATGGCCGCGATCGTCGCCGACCTGATCGACCTCGGCATCACCCCCGACCAGATCCGCGACCGGCTCGGCATGGACGCCGAAGAGGTCACCCGACTCGCTGACCGCGGCGACATGCTCAAGCGCCACGCCCCCAACAGCTTCAACAACGGCTGGACGGTCGGCTGACCGACCCCCACGACCACCACCCGAACCACGACGAGGAGCGCCACCCCATGACTTACACGACTGCCGCTGTGCCCGCCCAGGCCGCCGCCTCTCATGCCGAGCGGATGAAGCACGCCCCGGACGACGAGAACGAGGTCCACGACGTGCTCGCCCACACCGACACCGGGAACTGCCACGTCACCCCCGTCGTCCAGCTCCCCCCCGGTATCGCCCAGGCCGTGACCGACGCCCTGCGCGCCATCGTCCAGAACGCCCACCGCTCCACCCCGGCCACCACCCCCGACGCGGACGGCATCACCCGCGCCCAGACCTTCGAGGAGGGCGAGGTCTACATGCTCGGCGCCCCCTTCGACGGGTACTTCGCCGACCGGTACCTCATGGACTTCTACGACGTCACCGACCGGGACATCTGCTCACGGATGCACCTGCACACCGGCCTGCGGTTCGTGCGGCTGATGACCGGCCCCGGCACCCGCATCCGCGTATCCAGCCTCTCCCCGATCCGAGTCACCGACGTGCCCGGCGTCACCGCCTGGACCCCGGACACCTTCGTGGACGACGCCCCCGACGTCCCCCCGGGCCACCGCCGCGACCGGTACAACCTCGTCGTCCCCGAGAACTCCTGGGCCGACATGCAGATCCCCCGCGGCGTGTCCCACCAGTTCAACGCGCACGGCCCCCACGCCGTCATCGACTCCGTCCACCCCGAAGAGTCCATCGAGACGTTCCGCGAGCGCATGGGCGGCTACAAGATGATGGCGCAAACGATCTTCCTCGCCGACGAACAGCCCGCCTCCGCCTCGTGTGTGCTGCACTGAAAGCAAGCAGGTCAATGCCCGCCCGACCCCGGTAGTTGAAAGCCGGATATGGACAAAATAGTCACCCCGAGTTGACGAGGTCGCCCCATGCCCCCGTCCCAGCGCCAACAGCTCAACACCGCCGAAGGCCGCCGCGACGCCTTGCAGCTCTACCTGGCCGGCGTCGACCTGGCCACCATCGCCGCCCAGTGCAAGTACGCCGACGCGAGCGCCGCGAAGAAGGCCGTCGACCGGGCGTTGGAAGCCTCCATCGACCGGGCCAACGCCGACATCGACCAACTGCGCGCGCTGGCCGTCGCCCGCTGCGACCGCCTCCAGTCCGCGTTCTGGGGCAAGGCCCTCAAGGGCGACACCAAGGCTGCGGACGTCGTCCTGCGGGTGATGAAGCAGCGCGCGGCGTTCGAGGGCACCGAGATGCCCACCCGGATCAACGTCGACGCCCAGAAGCTCGGCGAGGAGATCCTCGGCCTGCTCGCGGGAGGCGGCCCCGACGACGCCTCCGGCCTCGGTGGCGGTGACGGTCCCGATGGCGGCGACGCCTGACCTGACCGTCGTACGGCGGCGCGTCGAGGACCTGGTGCGGGCCGGCGACGTCCGCGGCCTGCGCCAGCTGCGCGACATGCTGCTCGCCCACCGCCACCAGCAGCAGGTGTCCGACGCCGCCGCCCGGTACCTGAACGACCCCGTCGCGTTCTCCCGGGAGGCCATCAGGTGGGGGCCAGGCGAGGGCCTGGCGGGCTACCAGGAAGACACCATGGCCTCGCTCCCGGTGCGGCGCCGCGTCGCCGTACGGGGTCCCCACGGGCTCGGGAAGAGCACGACGGCGGCGATCACCGTGCTGTGGTTCGCCACGACGCGCGATGCCGCCCGGCTGGACTGGAAGGTCATCACGACCGCCAGCGCCTGGAGGCACCTGTCGGTCTACCTGTGGCCCGAGATCCACAAGTGGGCGCGACGCATCCGGTGGGACGTCCTGGGCCGGCCGCCGTTCACGATCCACGAGCTGCTGGCGATGAACCTCAAGCTCGCCGAAGGCGCCGCCTCGGCCGTCGCCTCCTCCAAGCCCGAGCTGATCGAAGGCGCGCACGCCGACTCGCTGCTGTACCTGATCGACGAAGCCAAGATCGTCATGGATGGGGTGTGGGACGCGATCGAGGGCGCGTTCTCCGGCGGCCGGACCGAGGGCTACCCCGAAGCGTTCGCCCTGGCGATCTCCACCCCGGGCGCGCCCGTGGGCCGGTTCTACGACATCCACACCCGCAAGCCCGGGTTGGAGGACTGGTTCGTCCGGCACGTCACGCTGGAAGAGGCCATCGCCGCGGGGCGGATCAGCCGGGCGTGGGCCGACCAGCGCCGCAAGCAGTGGGGCGCGGACTCCGCGCTGTACGCCAACCGCGTCTTGGGCCAGTTCCACGCGAGCGACGAGGACTCGGTGATCCCGCTGGCGTGGGTCGAGGAAGCCGTCGAACGGTGGCACGCGTGGGACGCCGCCGGCCGCCCGCCGCTGCCCGGCCGCCGGTACCTCGGTGTCGATGTCGCGCGCGCCGGAGGCGACTCCACGGTGTTCGCTCACCGCACCGGGTTGGCGTTCACCGAGCTGGAGTCCCACGACCGCGAGAACACGATGATGACCACCGCCCGGGTGCAAGGCATCGTCGGCGACGGCAGCGAGATCACCCCCGTCGTGGACTCGATCGGCGTGGGCGCAGGCGTGGTCGACCGGCTGGGCGAACTCGGGGTGCCGGTGCTGGCGTACACCGGCGCGGCGAAGACCCCGGCGCGGACGCGTGACGGCCTGTACGGCTTCAACAACGTCCGGTCGGCCGCGTACTACCGGATGCGCGAGCTGCTTGACCCCGCCTTTGGCAGCGAGGTCATGCTGCCGCCGTCCGACCTGCTGATCTCGGACCTGACCGCGCCGACGTGGACGGTCGCCACCGGCAACCCGCCGACGATCCGGCTGGAGAAGAAGGACGACCTGATCACCCGCATGGGCCGATCCCCAGACGAAGGCGACGCGGTCGTGATGGCGGCGTGGGCTGAGAACCTGGCGTCCGCCTCGGTGCAATCCCCTGCCTCGCGCGACCGGGTCGGCCGCGCGTCCGCGGCGGCGGCCCGCTACGGGCGTTCCATCCGCTGACCGGGCGAGGGGGGAGGCTCCGGACCGTGCGCGCCGTCCGGCCCGGGGGCGAGGGGCGCCAAGGCCACAGGGTGCGATCCATCCTGCGCTGTCCGGACGCTGGCGTCAGCTGACCCCGGCGTGCCCTCGTGCGCACCACCCTCCCACACCTCCGCCGTAATTCCTCCGGTACTAACCGGGCTACACCGGATGATTTTCGGTCTCAGCGTTACGATCAGGCTCGTACCAGCAGATTTTCCCGCTCGGAGGCCGCCCCGTGCTCTCGCCCGCCGCCCTTGCCCTCCTGGCCCTCGCCGGGTACCGCGCCACCCAATTGGTCGTCCACGACTCCGTCCTCGACACGCCGCGCCGCCGCCTGGACGCCTGGCAGCAAGCCCGCCCCAACTCCGCCCCCCGCGAGCTGCTGGTCACCCTCATCTCCTGTGTCTACTGCGCCGGGTGGTGGCTGTCCGGCGCGATCCTCGCCACCTGGCTGCTCGCCACCGGCACCTGGGACGACGCCCCCCTGCTGGTCCACGGAGTCGAGTGGTTCGGCGTCGCAGGCGGCGCCGTTCTGCTCAACCGGTGGGACGACTCCCGCAAGGACGCGTGACCATCGTGAGCACAGACCTGACCGCTTCGGCGTCGCGGTACACCTCGCGGAAAATCCGCGGAAGAGGCATCGGCGACCAGTCGTGGCAGTTCCGCGCCTGGGACATGTACCACAGCATCCCCGAGGTCCGTTTCGCCGCCGGGTGGATCGGCAACGCCATGGCGGGAGCCCGGCTGTTCGCAGGCCGGCGCGCGGACGACGGCACGATCGAACCCGCCCCCGACGGCCACCGCGCAGCCGAGATCGTCGCCCAGATTGCCGGCGGCCCCGACGGACAGGCCAAGATGCTGGGCGCCTTCGGCCGGCACCTGACCGTCCCCGGCGAAGGGTGGATCGTCATCCGGCCCAACGCCGACGTCCTGAGCCCGTATGCGGCCGAGGACGGGCACGACTGGCGGGTGCTGTCGGTCAAGGAAGTCCGCCAGCAGCAAGGCAAGTTGATCGCCGAAATTGACGGCGACGAGGTCCCCATCCCCGAAGGCGACCCCGACACGATGGACCCCGACGGCCCGGTGGCGCTCAGGGTGTGGGAGCCCGACCCCGAGCGCGCGATCGAAGCGGACTCCCCGGTGCGGGCCAGCCTGGATCTGCTGGAAGAGCTGGTGCTGCTCAACGCCACGGTCAAGGCCATCGCGCGCAGCCGGATCACAGGGCGCGGGGTGCTGCTCATTCCCAAGGGCGCCCGGTTCCCGACCAAGCCCGGCACACCCGGCGACGCCCAAGACGACCTGATCGAGATCTTCATGCAGGTCGCCGAGACGGCGATCCGCGACCCCGAATCGGCCGCCGCCACCGTGCCGATCATCCTCGAACTGCCCGCCGAAGCCATCGCCGCGATCAAGCACCTCACCTTCGAATCGGACTTCGACGAGTTCGCCCTGAAGCTGAGGGACGAAGCAATCCGCCGCTTCGCGACCGGCCTCGACGTCCCGGCCGAGATCTTGCTGGGCATGGGCGACGTGAACCACTGGGGGCAGTGGTCGTTGACCAGCGAGGCGATCCGCCTCGGCATCGAACCCAAGCTGGCAACCGTCGCCTACGCCCTGACACAGCAGTGGCTCCGCCCGATCCTGGAGTCCGAGAACGTGAACGACTGGCACCGGTGGCTGGTCTGGTACGACACCGCCCCCCTGCGGGTCCGAACCAACAGGTCCGAAACCGCGCTCCAGGTGTACGACCGCGGCGCGATCAGCTCCGAGGCGTTGCGGCGCGAGACAGGGTTCGAGGAAGCCGACAAGCCGTCCCCGTCCGAGATCGCCGCCCGCAGCAAGAGCATCACCCCGCCCCCGGCGGATCCAGCCCTGCCCGCAGACGAATCCGAGGCCCCGCCGGACACCCTCCCGGCCGCCGCCGTCCCGCGGCCCGCAGACGGCCTCCTGGCGGCCGCAGACGGTCTGATCTGGAACGCCCTCACCGCCGCCGGGGAAAAGCTCAAGAAGACCCCGGCCTGTCCGCGCTCGGAGCGATCCCGCGCCCGTGAAGTCGAGGCTGGCCGCCTGCACACCCTGCTGTCGGTCGACGCGAGCCAGGTCGAGCAGTGGCGGTTGTTGGAAGGCGCATGGGGCCGCGCCCCCGAGATCGCCACCCGCTACGGCCTCGACGCCGACTGCCTCACCGCGACGCTGGACGGGTACGCCCGCGAGCTGATCGCCGCCGGGATCGGCCATGACTTCGATCTGGTGCCCGCCGTGGTCGGCGGCTGTATGGGAGCCGCCGCGTGACCGCGAGCCGCGACGACGCGCTCACGGCGGCCGAAGACGACTTCGCCGCCGCAGTCGCCGACGCCTGTAGCGCCGTCGCCGAGGAGTTCGCCGACGCGGTCGAGCACGCCACCGAGCTGGTCGCCGCCCGGTTCTCCGTCGGCCGGATCGCCGCCATGTGGGGCGCCCGGGTCCACGGCCTGGTCCACCGCCTACTGGGCACCGCCCAAACCGCGGCCGAAGCGGCGGCCGAGGACGTCGACGGGACCTTGCCGGACGGGTGGGACGACCTGCCCGGCCGGTACGACGACGGCCGCACCCTCCCCGCGGACATCGACAACTACGTCACCACCACCGAGCACCTGCTCAACGCCGTCGGCGAACGCCTGGCCGATGCCGCGCGCCGCGAGCTGGCCGCCGGCATCGACGCCGGCGAGGACATCGACCAACTGCGCGCCCGCCTGCGGGCGGCGTTCTCCCGCGAAGGCGCGCAGCTCGGCCCCGGCCGCGAGGAACGCGTCGCCCGCACCGAAGCCTCGCGGGCGTGGAACACCGCGACCATGGCCGCTGCCCAGGCCGGCGCCGAGCCGGGGCGGCCGGTGGTCAAGCAGTGGATCACCCGCCACGACAGCAAGGTGCGCACCGCGCACAGCGACGTCGACGGCCAGCTGCGCCTGGTCAACGAGGCGTTCACCGTCGCCGGGGTGGCCATGCAGCACCCCGGCGACCCCACGGCCCCGCCGGGGCTGGTCGTGAACTGCCGCTGCCGCCTCGGAGTGTCCCAGCGAAAGACCGCCTCCGCCCTCGGATCTCAGGCGAGCCTCGGGCGCGAATCTTCGGATGCAAGGAGCAGCACCGTGCACACCTATCCGTCGCTGACTGCGGCAGGCGGACACACCGGCGCGATGATCGCACTCGTGCCCTCCGAAGCCGACGCCGCCCACCTGGCCCTCGACCACCCCACGGCGGAGCCGGCCGACGAGCTGCACTTGACCCTGCACTACCTGGGCAACGGCGCGGACTGGGCCGACGACCACCGCGCCGACCTGACGGCCGCGCTCACCGCCGCCGCCCAAGACCTCGGGGCGGCCGTGGCAGGGAAGGCATTCGGCGCCGCCCACTGGAACGCCGACAGCGACCAGCCGTGCTGGGTGTTCTCGATCGGCGACAACCCCGACACCGACGGCCCCGGCCTCGACGCCGCCCACACCGCGGCGATCACCGCGCTGGAGGGCATGCACCGGCAGCCCGACCTACCGGCCCAGCACACCCCGTGGCAACCGCACGTCGCCGCCGCCTACAGCCCCGACACCGGGCTCGTTGCGGCGATGAACGACCGCCTCGGGCCGATCACCTTCGACCGTATCCGCGTTGCCTTCGCGGGCGACATCACCGACATCCCTCTCGGCCCGCAGGAGGCGGACATGGCCGACCAGAACGACAACGCCCAAGCCGACACCACCCCCGTCCCGTGGTCGACGCCAGGCACCACCGCCCTCGCCTTCGAGAACCAGCAGACGGGCGACGGCCGGATCTTCGCCGCAGGCTCCCTGTACTGGGAGGGTGGCCCGTGGCCGCTCCAGCACGCCGAGGAGATGAACGGCGGCCACCAGGGTGCCGAGCTGGCCGCCAGCATTCAGACCATCGCGCGGGACGGCGACCGCATCACCGGGACCGGCGTGATCTACCCCGGGCGCGAGGCCGGAGCCGACGCCCTGATGCTGCTGCAGGAGGGCGCGCCGCTCGGCGTGAGCGTGGACCTGGACGACGTCAGCATGGAGTTCATCGACCGCACGGTGGGCGAGGACGAGCAGGGCAACATCGTGCTGCTGGCCACCTCGCTACGGCACGCGTCTGTCCTGCCGATGGCTGACGGGTCGTGGTCCATCACCGCCTCCGCGCCCGGGGAATGGACCGCCTCGGGTGTGGCCCTGACCCGGACCACGACCGGCATGCAGCTCATCACCGGCCCCGGCGGCATCGTCCCCCGCACCGCGCTGGAGGCCGCCTTCGGGTCGCGCCTCACCGCGGCAGCCGGCGACCCCGACTCGGACGAAGGCGTGGTCGTCCACTCCGAATCGAGCGGGGACTTCCTGGTGCGGATCACCCGGGCGCGGCTGCGCGGCGCGACGTTGGTGGCCATGCCAGCTTTCGCCGATGCCCGGATCGTCTTGGACAACGCCCCCGCCACGACCGCCAGCGGCGACGAGCACCCGGAGGCGACGGCGGCCGCAGGGCCATCGGAGGCGCACCTGGCGGTAGTCCGCTTCGTGAAGGGCTCGCCGGTGCCGGTCGGCGCGCGCGACGTCGCCCAACGCCTCGGTATCCGCATGGAGGCCGCCCGCGGACATCTGTCCCGCGCGGCCAAGGCTGGGCGCCTCGTCCGCCTCGCCACCGGGCTGTACGTCGGTCCGATCACCGAAGGCCCCGACGCCACCGCCTCGACGCACGGCGGCCCCGAGTTGGCCGAGCTGGAGGCGTCCGCGTGGTCGGCGATGAAAGCGGCCGACCCGATGCCCGCCGCGTGGTTCCGCGAGCCGACCGAGGACGAACTACCGCCCGGGTCGGGCGGGGTGCACTACGCGAACGGCCGGATCTTCGGATGGGTCGCCCAGGCCGGCGAGCCGCACGCCGGCTACCCGGGCCGGAACCTGACGATCGAGTCCCTGGGCGAGCTGGACATGACCCACTTCTTGCGGGCCAGGTTCCGCCTCGACGACGGCTCCGAGATCCGTGCGGGGGCGTTCACGATGAACGCGCCGCACCACCGCGACGGGGCCGAGTGCGAAAGCGCAGCCTGCCAGTTCGATGACTCCAGGACGGTCGCCGGAATCGTCACCGTCGGCATGTCCGAGCGCGGGTTGTGGTTTGCCGGGGCAGCTGCGCCGTGGCTGTCCGAGTGGGACCGGAAAGTGTTCGCCGCGTGCCAGCCCAGCTACCACATGAAGCAGGGCAGCGACGGACGCTGGCAGCTCCGCGCAGTCCTCTCCGTCCCGGTGCCTGGGCACTCATCGCCGCTGCTCGCCACCGCCGCGGCCGTCGCCGAACGGTCGAATCTCGCGCTGGCAGCCTCGGCCGCCGCCGACCTCGCCGACCTGGCCGGCCCCGCCAGCGGACACGACGCGGACACGTCCGCGGACACGGCGGACGCCCAGCCGGACAGTGCGGACAGCGGGGCGGACACGGCCACCACCTACACAGGAACGCCCAGATGGCCTGCAGGCGGGCAGGGCGGACACCACCCGGACACCGGGCCGGACAGGCGTGTCCGCGCCTCCAGTGGTGCCGCCCTGGCCGGCCTGGACGTCGACCAGGTCGCCACGTCCCTGCTCACTTCGGTGCCGTTCCTGGAAACCCTGCTGACCGCGATGGACCGCCTTGCCGAGCAGCGCGACACCACCCGCCGCGAGGCCGCCGAGCTCGCCGCGTCGGTCGTCGCCCCGGCCCGCGCCGAACTGGCCGCGAGCCACACCACCACCAGCACCGAAGAAGGAGGCAACTGATGGGTTGCTCATGCGGAGGAAAGCGCGCGCAGTTCGAGGTCGTCGCCGAGAACGGCAAGATGGTGTTCACCGGCACCAAGGCCACGGCCGACGCGGTCGCCAAGCGGTACGAGAACTCGCAGGTGAGGGAGAAGGGCGCGGTGAGCGCCGAGGCATCCTGATCCGAAGTCGAATCGCCCTGCGCCCGGGCGGCTCAGCCGCCCGGGCGCAGGGCGAGCAGGCGTCAGATCAGCGGCTTCGCGCGCTGGAGATTCAGCAGTGTGGGCGGCAGCCCGAGGTCGCCGATCGCTTTGCTGATGGTCGACTTCATGGGGTTGCCCACGAGCAGCGGGCTGATCGCGGCCGCCGCCTGCAGAAGAGCCACGGGGATCCACAAGCGTTCAGCCGTGATGTCCGCGTCGCCGTCCTTGGGCTCGGTCGTGAACTTCAGCGTGCCGTTGTCGTCGACCAGGAAAGCGTCAGCGGTCCCGCCCGTGGTGTGCGAGTAGGCGGACTGGTGGCGGTAGACGGGGTAGACGTCGGCGGTACCGTACGCCTTGACCATGTTGTCGAAGTTCCTCAGCTCCCCTATCAGCTGCTTGTGTATGCGCTCGCTCTCTGGGTTCGCGAAGACCAGAGGCTCCGAGGCCGGCGCCTCGACCGGCTCAGGGAGGTTCCAGGTCTCGTTGATGTTGTTGGCGAGCTTTGTTCTGTGTTCCCGCCAGTACTCGGTCAGGGCGACCACGGCCGGTTCGCCGCTATCGGCCATCCACGTCATGGCATAGGCATGCCCCACGAGGTTGCGCATCAGCGGCGCTGCCTCCACGGTGAAGCCGCGGTCGTACAGGGTTATCAGGGCCTTCGCCGTCCGGTTGGTGAACTGCCACCACCCCATGAGCGGGTAGACGACGTTCCGGTTCTCCGTCGGCACCCGCACTCCGTCGGCCACCACACGGTCCGCCGCATCCAAGATCACCGGCACGATCGCACGACAGCGCCGAAGGCACTGCTCACTAGGTCCGAACTTGTAAGCCATGCCCGAAAGTTACCGAAGAAGTGGAGCCACAACGACCGCGTTTCCGACCAGGCTGCGCGTGCAGACCGCCCGACCGCCCCGCCCGCGGCTCAACGTGCTCTCACCGATGGCAAGGGGGCCCGTAGATAACACCCGCAGGACGGTCGGGCTCGCGTGGTACGACTGCTCCTAGCAGCGTATGAGCAGAGGGGCGGTTAGTAGAGTGGGGCGACAGGAAGAAGCGATCCGCGTTGCGGACGAACTCTTGGCTGACATCGAGCTCAAGCAGCTGAAGGCGTCCGAAGTCGTTCTGAAGGCGAGCAGGCTCGCCCGGCTGGTCGGACACACCGAGTTGACGGAGTTCCTCGGGTTCGAGCGTGATGGGTACCGGAACGACAATTCGGATACTGTCTGGATAGAACGGGCGGGCCGCTGGGCCGACCGCGAGGAGGAGACCTGCTACCCCCAGTCGATCGCGAAGGTGGAGGCCCAGATCGCGTCCTCCCAGCAGGCCATCGAAGCCATGCGCGGTGGGGGAAACTATTCGGGCGACATGATCTACCCTGCGTCGCGCGACCATGACGCGCGAATCATCAACGCCGCCCACACCCTCGCCATCTGGACTGGGATTTCGGGGCAGGTCGTCGCGACCGTCTATGACATGGTTACCGAGATCTATCACGAGCTCCTATTTAGCGAGCTTCAGGCAAGTCTGTTCGCAGCCACACAGGAGAAGGTCGACGGATCCTTGGCGGCGGCGAGCGGGACTGCACTCGAAAAGATCGAGCGCATCTCTGACCGTCTCCGGGACGGCGACACGGAGTCCGTCAGCCAGGCCCTCACCACCTGCCGCCGGTTGATCGACTCCTGCGCGGACTACGTGTTCCCGGCCCGGGACGAGCCGTACTCGATCGGGAATGAGGCCACCCTGACGGTGGGGCGGCAGCAAGTACTGAACCGGCTCCAAGCCCACGTCTACGCCTCCGGGGCGACCAAGAGTCGGAGGGACCGGTTGCGTCGGAGTCTGGCCGATCTCTACAACCGGTGCTCTGCCGGCACTCACGCCGAGGTCACCATCGACGAGGCCCGTTTCCTCTTCCTGCAGACGTACATCGCCCTCGGTGAAATCCTCATCCTGGGCACGCCCGAGGCCGCTCCCACGCCGTGACTCGACTTGACACGAGCCCGTAACCGCACCGCTGCCGGGCTACACTGATCTCCGCGGGCCGTTGCAGGTCACACACCCTGACGCCGCCTTCTGCTGCTGGTTCTGGGCCGGGCACTTCCACGAGATATACGGAGTGCCCGGCCATGGCCGATTTTCAGTTTCCCGAGGACATCACTGCCCTCAGCGACGACGAGCTGAGCCAGACGCTTGCCTCCGCGGTCGAGGCGTTCGACGCCACCTCGCAGTCCACCAGCATCACCCCCAAGGACCTCGAAGCCCTGCGCGGCCTGGCCACGGGGATCGAGTCCATCCGCGGCGAGCAGGTCGCCCGCCGTGAGGCCGCCGAGGCTGCGGCGGCCGAGATCGACGCCCTGGCGGCCCAGGTCCGCGGCTCCGACCCGGCCGACACAACCGCCTCCGAGGCCGACGGCGGCGAGGGCGCAGAGGGCGGCGACACCACCGCCGCCGCGACCGAGCCCGCCGAGCCGGCCGAACCCGCACCCGCACCCGCGCCGGTCACCGCCTCGGCGATCGTCCAGCGCCCCGCCCTGGACCTGTCCGGCGTCCGCCGCCGCCAGCCCCGCGTCCTGCCCGACGCCCCGCCGCCCGGGACCGTGATCACGGCCGCCGTCGACGTCCCCGGCTACACCCCCGGCGCGGGGCTGGACATGGACGACGTCGTGCGCGGCATCACCGCCCGGGCCACCGCCCTCAAGACGGCCGGCGGCGGCGTCGGCCAGGTCATCTCCTACCGGCACCCGTTCCCGCAGGACCTCATCGTGACGGACTCCTCCTCCGCCCCGGAGGGGACTACCGTGGCGCTCGCCGCGTCGTCGCAGAAGCGGCTGCCCAAGGGCGACCTCGTCGCCAGCGGCGGCTGGTGCGCGCCGTCCGAGACGCTGTACGAACTCACCGACACGAGCTGCCCGGACATGCTCTGGGACGCCCCAGAAATCCAACTGTCCCGGGGCGGCCTGCGGTACTACAAGCCGCTCTCGCTGGACGTCGCGTCGCTGACGTGGGTCCACACCGAGGCCGACGACATCGCGGGCAACACCAAGCCGTGCTTCAAGATCCCCTGCCCCACGCCGGTCGAGGTCCGCTGTGACGCCATCGGCGTCTGCCTGGAGAGCGGCATCCTGACCGCGAGGCACTTCCCGGAGCTCATCGCCTGGTACCTGCGCAACGCCATGGTGGCCCAGGAAATCAGGCTGCGGCAGGTGCTGTTCCAGCAGGCACTGAACACCGCCACCCCCGTGACGCTCCCCGCATCCATGGGCGCGCTGTCGGCGGTCTACAGCGCCGTGGCGCTCCAGGCCGCCGACATCATCGAGCGGCACTCCCTGTGTGAGACCACCGCCCTCGAAGTCGTCTTCCCGTGGTGGAGCAGGAATCTCTTCCTCGCCGACCTGGCCAGGAGGAACGGCTGCTGCGTGGACGACGTGTCCACGGCCGACGTGCAGAACGTGTTCAGCCCGCTCGGCGTGGCGATCCAGTGGGCGCGCGGCCTGGCGCCGGGCGTCCCCACCGACATCGGCGGCACCAACCCGGCCACCGACTGGCCGTCCCAGCTCAAGTTCCTCATCTACCCGGCCGGCGGCCTGGTCGTCGGCCGCGGCGAAGAGGTCAACCTGGGCGTCGTCCACGATAGTACGAAGTTCGTAACAAATGACTTCACCGCCTTGTTCACCGAGGAGTGCGCCGCGCTGATCGACCGCTCCGTGGACACCCGCGTCGTGACCGTGCCCGTCTGCCCGACCGGCGAGACCGGCGCCCAGACCCTCATCGCCTGCCCCGCAGCCTGACCCACGCCCGCCCACCGTGCCGGGTCCGCACCTGACCGCGGACCCGGCACACCCCATCGGAAGGAGGCGAGCCATGGCGGGCATGCTCAAATCAGTCGAGGCCATCCCAGGACAGCCGTTGCCCTACGGGATCTTGGGCGGCTGTGCGGACGTCCAGGACGTCACCGACGTCCACGAGCTGCTCGGCGTCGAATGGCTCGCCCTCGGCTGCTGCCCCGTCAACGTCTGGCACGACCCGTGCCTTGACGGCGACGAGTCCCCAGGCCCCCCCGCGCAGAAGGAGTTCTGCCGCCCCGAGGTCGAGCACGCCGACCCCATCACGGTGTACGCCGGCGCCGAGTGCTCCGCCCTCGGGTGGTCGTACGCCGAGGCCCGCGCGCACGCCGAAGCCTCGCTTGCCCTCGGCGAGCAGGCCGCGATCGAGGCCGGATTCTGGACGGACCGCCTCGCGGCGACCGCCACCGACCTGACCCCCGCGGGCGGCCCAGTGTCCATCGCCCAGGGCGTGGCGGCCCTGGAAGGCGCTCTCGCCGAGTCGTACGGCGGCCGGGGCGTCCTGCACGTCCCGGCCGGAGCGGCGGCCCTGCTGGGCTGCTGCAACATCGTCCACGAAGACCCCATGACCGGCACCCTGCGCACCCTCGCGGGGAACTGCGTCGTGATCGGCGCCGGGTACTCCGCGATGAACACCGGCCCCGGCAACATCCCCGCTCCGCCCGGCACGGCCTGGCTGTACATCACCGGCCCGCTGGTAATCCGCCGCGGGCCGGCCGAGACCTTGCCCGACCAGAACAGCTCGGTGAACACCAGGACGAACGACAGGAGGGTTCTCGTGGAGAGAACCGTGGTCGTGGCGACGACCTGTGTGGTCTCGGCGATCCAGGTGGTGACCTGCCCGTGAGCCCGATGATCGAAGTCCAGCCCACGGCGCGCCTCCTGCGGGACTTCGCCCGGTGGGCGACCGCGCAGACCCCCAAGGTCCGCACGGTGTCACAGCACGCCTTCGCCGTCCCCGCCGAGCTGTTCGGCGATATCCCCGAGTACGTGTTGGTCGGGGCGCTGGTCGACGGCCAGCGGTACGCCTCGCCCCACGACTGGGCGTCGGCCGAGCTGCTGGGAGTTGCCACCCCCGCCGGGTTCGCGCCGACCGACGACCCGGAAGCCGACGCCGCCGCGATGGTGGACGCAACGCCGCCGGACTTCATCGACCGCACCATGACGGCCGTTCGCCTCGCAACGGACCTGGCCGCCCCCAACGCCGCACGCGGCGAGCTGGCGGACGACGAGCACGACCAGGCCGGCGGCGACGGCGACACCGAGCCGTACGCCTGCGACCTGTGCCCGCGCACCTTCGCCACCGAACGCGGGCGCGACACCCACCGCCGCCAGGCGCACCCGACGGAGGACTGACCGTGCCCGTCGAGCCACTTCCCTGCATGCCGGGCGGGAGCGGCACGCCCGGCGACTGCTCGTGCGCCGCCTCCATCGCCACGAGCCCGCTGTGCCGCGCGGACGGCACCAGCGTGCTGGTCGTCGTCCGCTCGCCGTGCGCAACGTGCGGCACGACCGCCCCTGACCCCTCGGTGGTCGGCTGGATCGACCCAGCCACCGGCGCCTTCACCGCCGGGGCGCCGCCGGCCGACGCTGGCCCGTGCGAGTCCGCGGTCCCGCCGTGCGCGAGCACCGTGTGCCGCCAGCGGTGCGACGACACCACCGGCGACGGCACCCCCGACGCCACGTACACCGAGCTGTGGTGCCTCGCCGCGGACGGCACCGCCACCCTCCTGATCACCTACCAGGACGACCCGTCGACGCCGTACGTCCCCACCTCGCCGCTGGAGTGCACGTACGGGTGCCCCGACGACGAGACGGTGATGCTGTGCGACTCCTCGGGCCCCTTCCTGCGCCGGTACGTCTTCCTGAACGGGACCGCGACGTTCCAGGACGTGGCCTTGGACGGCCAGACCCCGCACGTCGTGACCGGCACGGTCGGGACCTGCCCGGCCTGCGACCAGACCCCGCCGCTCGCGCTCGTCGGGCTGTGCCTGGCCGGAGGGGCGCCGATCGCCGTCGTCGTCTCCCGGCAGTGCGACGGCACTACGACCCGTGACGGCTGGCTGGACCTCACCACCGGCATCTACAGCGCCGGGGCGCCCCCGGCCGGCACCGGCGCCTGCACCCCGCCCGGCGCCTTCGACCTCGCCGGCATCCTGTGCGACACCGACCCGGCCACCGGCCAGGTGCTCGGCCTGGCCCTGGTCCAGTACGCCTACAACCCGGACGGCTCCCTCGCCTCCGTGCAGCTGCTCAACCCCGCGGACGGCACCCCGTACGCGCTGCAGGGGGAGCTGCGGAACTGCCCCCAGGGCGAGGCTGCGCCGGAGGCCGACCTCGTCGTGCTGTGCGACGTCCAGCCGGACGGCACGAGCGTGCCGTTCGTGCGGGACTACCGGCGCGACCAGAACACCTTGATCGTCGGGCACACCGACTACGCCCTGGACGGCACCGGCTACAACACCACGGGCACGGTCGGGAAGTGCCCCACCGTCATCCCGGACCCCGTGCTCGTGGTGCCCCAGGTCTTCCACGGCGAGGTCATCCTGTGCGACGACTCCGGCCCGTTCGTCCGCAAGTACGTCCAGGCGACGGACGGCTCGGTCACCAGCGTGGTGAACCTGACGCTGGACGGAGGCACCTACAACCCGACCGGCCCGGCCCGCCTGTGCCCGCCGGCCCCGGACTGCACCGCGCAGTCCGTCGAGGTCGTCTGC